GATGGGCTAAAAGCGGCGAACCGCTAGACTCCTCACCCCGGCGGTGATAAAGTCCTCCATCCCAGTCGCCCTGATGCAAGCATCCCCGCGACGAGCACTACACATTGGTCAACAAGACCCTATATGGTGAAGTGGCACCTATTAAGCCCCCATTTCCCGGCCTCTACCACGAGGTACTCGGAAGATGGTTCACGCTCTGAGAGCAGACCGCCATTAACCTTCACTATGTGTAGCCACACACGACTGGCCAGAAACCGTGGGAACCACGGATCAATCCCCCTCTTTGACCAGCGAATCCGAGGCCTGGCGCCAAAGATCCAACACAAAGAGGCTCAACCCTTCTTCTTCGGTCTCAAACTCCTCAGGAAGGAGAAAGAAACCAGAGTTCGTACGCCGAAAGAACTCACACTTCGGGCCTACCCAGCCGACAAAACTGAGGTAGCGCCATGCCGGCCTGGACCGGTATGCGTATGTCCGACGTACTTTCCCGCAGGACGGAGAAAATACGTCTCTCTTCAAACCCCCGTCTCTACCGTTAGTCCACAAAAAGTCCCGAAGGGCTTCGACTTCTAACGGTCGCGCATCCCTCCCTCGGATGACGCGCAACAATGCATTAGCCGGCGCAAGCGGCTCCTGTGGGAGTATAGTAGGGTGCCTACTACGTAGCATCTGCTTCTCTCTCAGCCAAGAAGCATAGGTCTTGTGACCTAGTTGAGACGGGAGAAAACCCCATCTCCTGCCGATCCTGGTGCGTGCAAACGCATCAGTCCACGCACGGGTAGACGCCACGGCTTTCGCCATGTGCATCATGCCCGTCCAATCGGCAAGAGCCCCACCTCTCCTTAAATGGCGCACCTCACGCCATCTCCCCTTCTCTCTGAGAAACGCCGTCGAGTTGACCTCGACGACATTCTCCGCTCGAATTGTCTTGTCATCATTGAGTCGGTACCCCGAGGGGTAGTCCTGCATGGTGACAGCTCGTGAGGCAGATATGACAGTGTCATCACCGTTCACGAGGAAACGAGCGTCCACATCGAACCGGGCGGCCCAGGAGGCAGCGCAGTAAGAGTGGAGACAAAGAAGAGGAAAGGATAGGTAGGATCCCATCATCTGTCCGTGGGTCACCCTCTGGTAACCGCCCTCGACCCTCTCGACGAGAGGGCTCAAAGAAGCTTTCGCCAACGCGCGAATGCTGCGAGGTATCTTCAGAGAACTGAAGAAAGCGACTTCCAGAAGGGTCTCCGACACGTCGTGTCGAAGACCGTCAGTGGCCGCCACCAGATCTACCGAGGTCTGGTGGTCGTTGACACAAACAGATGTCATCCTTTTCTCGGTCGGAGGACCGCAAAGAAGCCAATCCGTGGTCCGCTCGAGATGTGAATACATCAAGCGGTGCAATGGTGCTAAATAGTCCACCGACTCATCATAGATGAGCAGTGGACGGCACTTGCCAGTTGTCGGAACTTCTTTGTAACGCGCCAGAAACAGAGGTGCGACCTCTGTTTCCTGAAGACACGCGTTGAGAAACTCTTCCCTCCTTCCCCGCCAGAGGACGTCCGCACGGGACTTCTTGGGCTCACGGGCGGTTGAATTCGCGACGTGCCTCCCGACGAAGGAGGGGTAGTCGCGATCCCAACCGGGACGGAAGATGCGAGCAGCAACACGCCGGACGTGCTG